TAAAAAATATTCACGTTACCTGTCAAAAAAAAAACAGTACCGGAAAAACCAGAATGATGACTTCCATACAGCAATTTTACCAGGATTGCTTGCTTAAGTTCGCACTTATGGGTATCTGCATCCTGTTCAAGACAGGGCTCCGTATTTCAGAATTTTGTGGGCTTACCCTTGCTGATATTGACCTGGCAGGCAGGACAATTAATGTGGACCACCAGCTTCAACGAAGCAGCAGGATGGAATATCTCATCGGAGATACCAAGACCAATGCAGGCACAAGGGTATTGCCAATGACAGATGAGGTCTACGAGTGTTTCAAAACGGTTATACAGAACAGGCCAAAACCAGAAATAGAGCCAATAATTGCAGGAAAGACAGGATTCCTTTATCTTGATAAAAATGGAATGCCTATGGTTGCACTACACTGGGAAAAGTATTTTGAGCATATTGTGGAGAAATACAATAAGATTTACCGTGTGCAGATGCCAAAAGTCACACTTCATGTATGCAGGCACACCTACTGCAGCAATTGTGCAAGGGCAGGGATGAACCCGAAAACCCTGCAGTACCTGATGGGGCATTCAGATATTGGAGTTACCCTGAATGTTTATACCCACTTGGGATATGAGGATGCAAAGGAAGAATTATCAAGGATCAATATGGCAGGAACTTCCAAGAGCCATGCCTTCAAAAAACAGGCATAAAGGCAAAAAAAACAGCCTGTGGTTCCATAAGCCTGCAAAACATAGTGCATTTGATGATTACTATGCCACCAGTTACCGCCAGATATTGGTGTTGGTAAAATGCAAAATAAGGGGTTAATTTACCAATATTTTTACCAACATTGAGTACTTTAATATGCCAGAATATGCCATCTTATGGCAAAACAGATAAAAAGAACAGATAACCAACAAACCTTGGTTTTACAAGGAAAACCAACAGTTTTAAGGAGATTAAAATAGATGATTAAGATATTATTCATCTGCCACGGCAGGGGTGTGGTGTGAGAAGCATATCTCGGTATAAGTTTGCGAAGTGGGGGCATAACTTTTCCCTTTCAAAATAAGGACTACGATAAGACTACGAATGAGGAAAGGAAAACTACGAATTTTACAGTTATCGTTAAGATAGTAGGGGCAATCGTTACAAAGTAGGAATTTTCAGAGGCTATCGTTATCAAGTAGAGGTATCGTTAAAGGGTTTGAATTTCAGAAGTCAGTTGTTAAATTATGCAATAGTCGTATTAAAGGTACTGCGGTCAGCGTGAAAGGTGCTGGCTATTTTAATTTGGCATAAAATTTTGATTGGATAAAAATGTATATTTTTTGGGATGATGAAACCGCCTAATACATACACTTTCGCATAATTTGAGAATACATTAGGCGAAAAACGGACAAAATATTGATTATTGCCTAAAGAAGTGGTATAATTAGGCGAAAAGAGAGGGGTTAGGCGAATGCGGATTTTTAACTATGTCAATTTAAAAGATTACAAATGGGATTCGGAAATTCTTGGATTGGTAGCACAGATCCATGAGTTTAAAGGAAAACAGGAATTATACCTTAAGCAGAAACCTGCCGCACTGGAAAAACTGGTCGAGATAGCGAAAATACAAAGCACTGAGGCTTCCAATAAGATTGAAGGCATTGTTACGACAAGCACCAGGCTTCAGCAGCTTGTTATGGAAAAGACAACGCCTAAGAATAGGGATGAGGAAGAAATCATGGGGTATCGGGATGTTTTAAATACAATCCATGAGAGCTATGAATATATCCCGATTCGTTCCTCTTATATTTTGCAGCTCCACCGGGATTTATATCAATATTCACAGAAGGATATTGGGGGAAGATTTAAAAATACACAGAATGTGATAGCTGAAAACTACTCGGATGGAACCCAGACTGTGCGATTTATCCCTTTGGCACCTTATGAGACACCGGGGGCAGTCGATTCCATCTGCGATAATTTTAATCAGGCAATTGATGCCTGCATCGTGGATCCGCTGGTATTGATTCCGGTCTTTATCAATGATTTTCTATGCATCCACCCATTTAATGACGGAAATGGCCGGATGTCGCGCCTGCTCACTATGCTCCTTCTATATCGGTGTGGGTATGTTGTGGGGAGATATATCAGCTTGGAGAGCAAAATAGAAAAGACCAAGGAAAATTACTACGATGTATTGGAACAATGCGGAATTGGCTGGCACGAGAATGAAAATGATCCAGCGCCATTTATAAAATATATGCTTGGAATCGTGCTGGCAGCTTATAGGGATTTTGAAACAAGGATCAGTCTTGTGGATGATAAGCTGCCTGCAATAGAAATGGTCAGAAAAGCAGTTTATGAAAAAATTGGTAAATTTACAAAGAGTGAGATTATGGAACTTGTGCCGTCCTTGTCTAAGGCTTCAGTAGAAAATTCATTGACACAGTTGATGAAGGACGGGGTTATTGACAGGCATGGAAAGGGGAAAGCAACATTTTATACAAGGGCAGATGTGTAGAAAAATAACGAGTCCGTTTTTTGGGACACTTGGTGTGATAGACTGCTCTTATTAGAGGAAAGGAAGGAGACTGTTATAATGAGAATCATTAATTTAGGACCTTGGGTTTTCTGCATTGAGGGAAAACCTCAGTTTGATGAGCATAAGGTGGGAAAGTGGATGTATTTTTTCAAGGATAAAGAGAGAGTGGCAGGGCTTTGTAAAGCTGCAGTGGAGCAGGGAATTGTTTTAGAAGCCAAGCATAGTGATGCGCCGGATGGCGTTTCATGTTTTTATCTTGAATGTGATGATATGGAAAGTCATAAGAAGGTTATCCAATTTTTCCTGCACAATGATATGATACAGAAAACCAAAACAGGTAAACTTTATAATATTTCATTTAAACTTGATGACTAAACAAGGGCTGGAGAGTACGGAGAAATGTTCCAAAGTGAAATAAAATTGGAACAATTTCTTGACTTGTATACAGGAGAGTGGAAGTAGAGGTGTAAAAGAATGGTTGGAGTTTATAAATCACTCACAGACTTTCTGCCAATGCTTGAAGAAGATAAAATCGGAGATTGGGAGATTGATTGTGTAAATGACGGAACCCCGGAACATCCAATTTAGATGCCGTTTGTGAATTACTCAAGGCTCATCCAGGAGGTTGAGGATGCTATATATAATTTTGAACAGATGCACCCAGAGTATGGACTGAACCGTTACAGTAGTATTTTGGAGGCTAACGGCATTGAGTGGGGGATGGATTCCATGTCAGCAAAAGATGTGTCCGTATTGGACGGTAAATGCGTCATGGCGATGCTGATGGGCGCTGTTCGAGCGGAGCGGTTCTGTGACGGTGCGTTGCTCGGATTTTTCAAGAAAGGCTGTATCAAAAAATGGCTGGAACGGCTGAAGGAGATTGACAAGCCGGGAGGCGTCCGTGTCTGCAGGGAGAGTGAGTACCTTTTCGTCATGCGGGACTACCTTGTTGAACATGGCATGAAATACGATGAGACCATTGACAATAAGGTAACGGCTCGTAAGGATGGCAAGACTTATGGCTTTTCGGAACATTTGCAGGCGATGGTATATTCCCTTCTCAGTGCACAGAGACCGTGGGCAGAGATTGTGAAGCATCTGGACGAAATAGACGGTATTTTCTTTGGCTATGATGCGAAAAAGATACTGGAACAGACCGATACATATTTTGTAGACCGCATCAGAGAAATAAAATGTGGGAACAGAAACATACATGACCAGATGAAGTATCTGCCGGACAATATTGCGATACTGTGTTCCATAGAAACGGAATATGGTAGCCTGGATGCTTTTGTGATCTCTGCATCGGCACACGAGATAGTGAAGACGCTGACAGATTACAAGTCGGAATACAAATTGCGGAACATGGGAGAGGCATTATGCTGGGAGTATCTGCGGAATGTAGGTATTGATGGTGCGAAGCCAGATGTCCATTTGAGGAGGTTTCTTGGCTCGGAACGGATGGGAAAAGACAATCATATGATTGCAACGGTGTCGGAGGTTATTGATACCGTGCGGAGACTATCGAAAGAAAGTGGACTTTCGATGGCTGCAATCGATAATATCATCTGGAGTTTCTGCTCTGAGCAGTACAGGGAAATCTGCGGAGCATCTCCAAAATGTGAGGAATGTCCAGTAAAGGAACACTGCCATAAAAAATAAACGGTCGAGGAGAAAAAGCGAATGAACACGAACAGTGAAAACCCGAAGGTGGGTAAGGCTTTTCAGAAAATGGTCTGCAAGAGCGTGGAGGAATATTTTCATATAGACTTTGATCTGGAGGTGGCAATTCCGATAGGGCATCCTTCTAAAAATCATAAGTTTGACTGTGTTTCGGATGACAAGAAGATAGTGGTAGAGTGCAAGTGCTACACATGGACAGATACCGGGAATGTACCGAGTGCGAAGATGATGGGCATGAATGAGGCGCTACTTTACATGAGCTATCTGCCGGATGACACCACCAAGGTCTTATGCATAAAGAAAGCTGTGCATCCCAAGAAACAGGAAACCTTGGCAGAATACTATGTCCGTATCAATGGGCATTTGCTGCGGGATGTGAAGGTTTTTGAAGTGGATGAGCAAGGCGGAATAAATGTTGTTAGAGGATAACTAGTAAAAAGCCGGGCAGAATTATCTGCTCGGCTCTCTGTCCGTAAAGATGTGTCATTCACAGGTAAAATCAGATAAACTCAATAAGTTCATCGAGAATTTTTTCCGCTTTTCTGCGGTAATCCATAGTGCGCTGGGTGTTGTTGGCCCTGATTTCGATATCCTTGCCAGCAAGAAGCTCGGTGAGCAGATGTTCCATCTTTTTCGTAGCCTTGTTGGATGCATTGTGTCCAAGGTGCATCTCTTTATTAAACTCGGCTCCTTTATAGCCCATTACCTTAAGCAGTGCTGCATAAGCGGATTGCGGGTCATCCTGAATCAGAATTCTGATGCTGTCTTCAAAATTTTGCTTGCCGATGACTTCATCCTCGGCGCTGGGAGACTGACCGCGTTCTGGGAGCTCACGCTTCTGCCTATCCTCGATGGATTCGGTTATCATTTTACTTGCAAAGTGTCCAAGATAGTCATTAAGCCATGAATTGAATTGTGCCTTGGCAATATTCTCAAACTGCCTATCGACAGCTATAAGAATCGCTTTGACGGTCTTGCATGTGTTCGGAATTGGTACATAAACGATGTTGTCTGCATTTGTCACATTTTCACTTATAAACAGCTTGTCCTGGTGTGAGAGTACCAGCACCTCATTGGGTGCGAGGGGTCTCCCGTCATAATTTACTCCTAAAGTCGCAATAAGTACTTTGATTTTCTTGTAATCCATACTTTTTCTCCTTTTTACTTTTGGCGGGGAGAAATCGCATGGAAAGCCGACCTTAAAAATGGGTACACAAACTTATCCAAAATCAGGATTCCTCCTCAAATTTGGTTAAGCTGAACCGATAAAGTCAGCAGGTTATTGTGCCACTTCGACCGTCTTTTATCGGTGTGGGTACATGACTCCCAAGCCGGACGATTTGGCATTGTCGTAAAATGGTTTGAGCATCCCTCCTTCTGATGCTCCACGATAAAATTGTAAGTTACGGTCAATGTAATAAGTAACCGTGTTGTTGCTATATTCTCCATTGGCTTTTTAATTGAAATAAAATGCTGTACAGTTCCCTAAATGCGTGATAGAATATTTTTATTGAAAACATAATATTTCAATTAAAAAACAAATGGAGTGTATTGAATGGCTAATAAAAATTATAAAAATATTACAATTCTTCGTATTTGTGAGCTGTTGGGCAATGATTCACAGGGCGAGTTCGCAGATAAAATTGGGTTTGCTCAACCTACCATCAGCAGAATGTTTACGGAAGATAAAACACCATCATCATCTGTGCTGCTTGCGGTGGCCAAGTATTACAATGTTTCAGTGGACTGGTTGCTTGGCTTGTCCGAAAGAAAGGAACTTGGTGGCAGTGTGCAGGCACACAATATTACATCTTCGAATTTGACCTATGCAGATGCAATGTCGGTACTTGAATTACTTTATAAAAAAGGATGCCTTGAAGTTGGGTACGAGCCTAATGGATACAATCCTGAACCAGATCCTGGCATTATGTGGGTAAAGGATAAGGTGCTTCGGTATTTTCTGGATAACCGTCTTCGATACAGTGGGGGTAGCCGGAATATATATAATATCTGGCTGAAAGATGCGTTGGAGCAGTATAGCAAGCTGAAAATTATCTCGTGGACAGATTATATAAACACAGCCTATGAGCAGAACATCTCTGACCCACCATCGGATGACGAAATAATAAAACTTGTTCAGGACATTTTCAGCGGAAATGTTGAGCCAGATATGAGTAAACAGGATGGCTTTATGAACATTCCCGATGAACTTCCATTCCAATAAAAAGACGGCCATGTGAATCCGGCATCCTACATAAGGCAGGGTGTTATGGATTTCGCACGGCCGTCAGAGCGTTCAGGCGTTTATTCGATATTCAGTTGTTAGGCTGCGGTAACCGATTCAAACTCGTAGTGCAACGTCCCATCGGGTTTGGCTGTGATATGAGTTATGCATCCTTTTCTTATAATTGTGATTACTTTTCTGTCCTCGCTGATGTCGAAAGCACGGTGATTGTTTAAGTCGTTTACGGGCATATCCATAGGCGGTTTTGTCTCCTTTCTAATGAGCCGGGTTAATCAGACGGCTTGTCTGTTGCTATAAAGTGGAGAGATGTTCTCCAGATACTAATTATACATTACCACACTGATGAAAATAGATAAATACACGAATGTAAAGATATAAGTTGGTAATAAAAAATGATACAAGTGTTTGTAAATTTATAGGTTGGTAAATAGCTTATTTATGTGCTATACTTAACCTTATAACGATAGCAATGGAGGAGGAACGATGGCGAGAACCATAGGGTTCGAGCAGGATATCATAAATACTGGCTTGCTCGATATAGAAGATGTCATCGCTGTTTATCATGAAGATACAGATGATGATAATATATATGCCTTGCTTGATGACAGGGAGATACCAACCTGTCAGAAATGTGGAAATAGGATGAATAACCACGATTTAAAAACGAAAGTATTGCTTGATGTGGTTGAGGATGGTGAAGAAAAACACAGATTTATTAAGCTGCATTATATTTTTACACGATATCGCTGCACAACGATAGGGTGCCATAATGTCATAATAAAACCTATTCAGTTTGCTGATTTGAAAGCACACACCACATATCGTGCAGAGGCATACATAGTACAACTGGCAATGACTTTTTCTTATAGAAAAATTGAAAAAATGGTGGCATGGAATGTTTCGGAAGAGTGGGAAGAGAGATATTCGGATATAGTTCTTGAACCAAAGGATAAATGGATTACCGCACAAGGCATAGGGGAGGTTGTGAAAAGATGGGTGGCGAATAAGGATGCAGAGCGTATATTTGCTACTCCGTATGTTTTGGGAATGAGAACTTGTGATTCCGGCATTGGAAATTATATCATTGCATATAATGCAGCAAAAATAGAGAAACCAGAAGATGATGACGTATATATCATTGAAGTGGTGAAGGATGTATCGGTCCGCTCGTTAGAGAAATTTTTCTCGTTTTTGGACATTTCTAAAGTGGCTTATGTGCTTGTGGACTTTAACCAAACTGTTATTGATGTTGTGAGACAAAGCCTGCCGGATGCGACAATCTTGATCAGCACGGATGCTGTTTTGGAGAACCTCATAGAGGATTTTAAATATTACCTAAATATGCATATGAAACAGTTAGCTGTTGACCTTAAGGAAGCGATGCTTGGAGATCCTGGTCTTATCAGTCCCAAAATCGAAGCAGAGATGAAAAGAAAATTTGAAAAGTATGCAGAATTAAACAACGCCTATCATTTTGTAGAAGATTTATGGAATTTAATCATGAATGAAACCTCGGTAGAAGGTTTACAAAATTGGGGAACAGAAATGTCAGTAACTTGCAGGGACTTGTTTCCGCTGACGGCAGAATATATTGAAACCTACTGGAATGAAATATACAATTTTTACATGAGAAGAGAAATGGTTGAGGGCGAAGCGTATGAGAAATTAAAACGCCTTGATGAAGCAATGAACATTTTTAAGAATTTCTCGTCAGATATTTTGAGGGCTAGGATTTTGTATCTTGGAACCCAAAGAGGAAAAAGGAAAGTGTGGAAGGGAAGAAAATATGGGGAGATTATTGAGGATATTGAAAAATCCCCTAAAGAGCAAAGGAGAGTAAAATACCATGAGTAGTGAAGTGAAAAATGTAGGAAAGACAGCAAATGAAAATGCAAATTTAATATGGCACGTTGCTGATTCGCTTAGGGGACCATATAAGCCACATGAGTATGGTTTGGTAATTTTGCCAATGTGTGTAATTAAGCGTTTCCATGACTGTCTGCTTCCATATCATGATGATATAATTGCTGCTAATAAAAAATTTGGACATATGGGAACGCTTAAGGCTGGATTTTTGAAACGGGCATCTCATTTCGATTTTTATAATACAAGCAAGTTTACATTCGAAAAGTTGAAAGCGGATCCAGAGAATATTGAAGAGAACTTTAGGGACTATTTACATGGGTTTTCTGATAATGTGACGGAAATATTAACTAGGATGAATTTTTTTGCACAAGTGGACAGAATGGTCGAAGCGAAGGTTTTGTATCAAGTTATTATTGATTTTTCTGCTGATGATCTGGACATGAGTCCGGCACGAATAACTACGGTTGATATGGGATATATTTTTGAGAATCTTGTTCAGCGATTTTCTGAATCATATGAAGAAGAGGCAGGAGCCCATTTTACAAGTCGGGATATAATTTATCTAATGTGTGATTTGTTGTTGGTAAATAGTAATGTATTTAATGATGACGATGGTTTGCATTGTACCGTATATGATATGACAATGGGTACTAGCCAGATGCTTACTTGTATGGAAGAACGACTAAAACAATTAGACTCCAGAGCAGATGTGAAAACCTTCGGACAAGAAATTAACCCTTTTACAATGGGGATAGCAGTAGCAGACACTTTGATTCATGGTGGTGACCCGGATAATATGCAGTTTGGAGATACTTTATCAGACGATAAATTTGAGGGTTATAAATTTGATTTTGTAATTAGCAATCCGCCATTTGGAATTGACTGGAAAAGAGAAGCTAACGAGGTCGAAAAAGAGCATAAAAGAGGCGAAGCTGGAAGGTTTGCACCAGGATTACCTGGAAAAAGCGATGGACAGATGCTTTTTTTGTTAAATGGAATCTCAAAATTAAAAGATGGAAGCGGTAAAATGGCTATTATTCAAAATGGTTCATCTTTATCGGGAGGAGATGCAGGGTCTGGGCAAAGTGAAATTAGAAGATATATAATAGAAAATGAATGGTTAGATGCAATTGTACAGTTGCCTAAGGATAGCTTTTATAACACAGGGATATTAACCTATGTATGGATAATTGATAAAGCAAAACCATTTCGTAATCCGGGGCAAATTCTTCTCATTGACGCATCGGAGTGTTGTGAATCAAGATTTAAACCAATTGGAAATAAGCGAGTAGATATTACCCAAATATGTAGGGAATTAATTGTGCAGGCATATGACAATTATGAAACTGCCGAGTATAAGAGTACAATGAATAATGTTCATTATATTATTTGTAAATCATCGGTAGTTGATAGTTGTGATTTGGGTTATACAAAGGTAACTGTTGAAACGCCTTCTGTAGATGCGGATGGAAACGCTGTGTTAAAAAAAGGGAAGAAAGTTCCTGATACATCTAAGCGAGATACCGAAAAGATACCGTTATCTGAAGATATAAAGGAATATTTTGAAAGAGAGGTTATTCCGTATAATTCAGAGGCATGGATTGATGAAAAGAAAGATAAAGTTGGCTATGAAATTAATATGAAGCAGTATTTCTATCATTACCAACCGATAGAGCCATCAAAAGATATTCTTGAAAGAATTGAAGTTCTTGAATCAAATATTGCGGCATCTTTAAGAAATCTTTTGCAGAGGGAGGAATAAATTCATGAAAGAAAGTGGAATTCAATGGATAGGTCAGATACCCTCCGCTTGGACGGTATGCAGGTTAAAGGATGTAGCAAAATTGTATACGGGGAATAGTATCAAAGATGAAGAAAAACAGGATTATATGGATCCTGCCGATGCGATTCCCTATATAGCAACAAAAGATGTTGATAATGTATTGTACGATACAAATTATGATAATGGTTTGTATGTAAAGTATGATGACACTTCTTTTAGAACAGCAGATGCGGGATGCACTCTTATGTGTATTGAAGGCGGAAGTGCTGGGAAAAAGAAAACTTTGTTAACAAGAAAAGTGGCATTTGTAAATAAACTATGCTGTTTTATGCCTGTTAATATTGATGAAAGATTTTTATTTTATTACTTATGTTCTCCGAATTTTGAGGATGAATTTAAAAAGAATATGACAGGGTTGATAGGTGGGGTGAGTGTATCTGTTTTGCGTACATTCAAATTTGTGATGCCTGATAAACAACAGCAAAAAAGAATTGTAAATTATCTTGATATAAAGTGCCATGAAATAGATGAGGTAATACGAAACGCCAGATCATCAATAGCTGAGTATCGAAAATTAAGAATTTCGCATATAACAGAAGTTGTAACCAAAGGCTTTTATAGTTCGGATGAATATAAGATATCAAATTATGACTGGATAGGAAAATTTCCAGCAGCATGGAAGGAAATTAAAATAAAGTGGCTGTTATGTGAAAGGAAGGAACGCTCTGAAACAGGGACAGAGGAACCGCTTTCAATGAGTCAGAAATATGGGTTGATACCTTCAAAGGAAATGGATACTATCCCCAATATGGCTTCATCTTTTGTTGGGGCTAAAGTAGTTCATAAAGGTGATTTGGTTTTTAATAAATTGAAGGCACATTTGGGTGTCTTTGCTGTATCACAGTATGATGGTTTAGTAAGTCCGGACTATGCAGTCTATTATTCTACAGGTCGTGCTAATATGGATTATTTGGAATATTTATTTAAGACACCGCAGTATATATGTGAATTTCAAAAAAAATCCTCAGGTGTTGGGGAGGGACTAACAAGACTTTATACAGAGGACCTGTTTTCCATATATTGTGCTTTGCCTGAACTTTATGAACAGGAAAGATTAACGGATTATCTTGCAAAAAAAGTTGGGGAAATTGATGATTTAATTAAGAAAAAAGAAGAAGCAATTTCAGAAATGGAATTGTATAAAAAATCTGTAATTTATGAATGTATAACAGGAAAAAGGGGGGTGTCATAATTGTCGGATAATGAGAAACAGTTTGAAACGGATATTGAATCATTTCTCGTTTCTAAAGAGGGAGGGTGGAAGAAAACATCCGATGCTGGATTTGATAAGAATATGGCCGTTGATATTGACACCCTTGTTTCTTTTGTGCAGACAACGCAGAAATTGATATGGATGCAATTTGAAAAAAGGAATGGTGTCAATCCCAAATTAAAATTTTATAAGGCTTTTGAAGCAGCAGTATCTGCGGATGGGATGGTAAATGTACTTCGTCATGGTTTTAAGCATCGTGGACAGGAATTTAAGGTATGCTATTTCAAGCCAGAATCTTCTTTGAACGAATTGTCAAAAACTCGTTACAGCCAGAATATATGCCAGTGCGTCCGTCAATGGCATTATAGCGAAAATAATAATAACAGTGTGGATATGATGCTTTCCATTAACGGTATTCCTGTTGTTGCAATAGAATTGAAAAACCAGATGACGGGGCAGACGGTGGACAATGCAATATATCAATGGATGTATGATCGGGATGAAAGAGAACCAGCGTTCCAATTTAACCACCGTATTCTTATATATTTTGCAGCCGACCTACACAATGTGGTTATGACCACTAAGTTGGAAGGTGGTAACACACGTTTCCTTCCATTTAACCAGGGAACCAATGGCGCAGGAAATGATGGTGGTGCAGGAAACCCGAAAACAGAGGACGGAGATTATCCGACTTCATATCTTTGGAAAAATGTGCTGCAAAAAGATAGTCTGCTTGATATTATGCAAAAATTTATTAGTTATCAAGCAATGTATACTGTTGAAAATCAACCGGATGGTACTGCCAAAACTGTGCTAAAAAAGAGCATTATTTTTCCAAGATACCATCAACTTGATGTGGTGCGAAAGCTCATAGAAAATGTTCGTGAAAATGGAGCGGGAAGAAATTACTTGATTCAGCACAGTGCTGGTTCGGGTAAGTCGAATAGTATCGCATGGGTGGCATATCGTCTTGCTTCGTTGCATAATGACGAAAATCAGCCGGTATTTAGTTCTGTTATTATTGTTACTGACCGTAAGGTACTTGACTCGCAGCTACAACATACAATGGATAGTTTTGACCATACGCTCGGAAGTGTTATGCTGATTGATGATAGGAAAAAATCAAAGGATTTACTTCAGGCAATAAAGGATGGTCGGCGTATTATTGTTACAACTTTGCAGAAATTCCCAGTCATTTATGATTTGGTAGGTGACACAAGTGGTAAGGGTTATGCTGTTATTGTAGATGAGGCTCACAGCAGTCAGACAGGGCAGAGTGCTATGAAACTGAAATATGCCCTCGCAGATACAAAAGATGCTCTTGAAGAATATGCCGAGATGGAGGGCAAGGTTGAGGATGAAATCGACCTAAAAAATGATAAATTTCTGCAAGAGCTGGTAAGTGCAGGAAAGCATAAGAATTTGAGCTTTTTTGCATTTACAGCAACACCAAAGGATAAGACATTAGAGATTTTTGGTGATGAGTGGCAGGATGGCTCTTTTCACCCTTTCCATATTTACAGTATGCGGCAGGCGATTGAGGAAGGGTTTATCATGGATGTGCTTGCCAATTATACCACATATAAAACCTGCCTTAAGATTGCAAAATCTAACGCATCACTGATTGAAGAGGTGCCTACGGCGCAGGCGTCAAAGCAAATCAGGAGATATGCAGAGGATAATCCGCATACCATTAAGGCGAAATCTGAAATCATAGTAGAGACTTTTGTCGATGTGACTCGAAAAAAAATTAAAGGCAGAGGGAAGATGATGGTAGTTACATCATCTCGGTTAGCTGCCGTCAGATATTATGAGGAAATCAACAATTATATCAAAGCACATCAATATGATAAAGATGAGAACGGGATTTCCAAATATGCAAATATACAAGTAATGATTGCCTTTTCAGGTTCCGTCAAAGACCCGAACGATCCAGAGGAAAAAGAATATACTGAAAGCAATATAAATGTTGATTCACAAGGTAATCGTGTCCTTGAAACACAAACCAAGGCGGTATTCCACGATGAAGGAAGTGTTCTTATTGTTGCTGAAAAATATCAGACGGGATTTGATGAGCCTCTGTTACACACGATGATTATTGATAAAAAGCTTCGCGATGTGAAGGCAGTGCAAACAATCAGCAGATTGAACCGTACTTATCCGGGGAAAACAGATACGTATGTGTTGGATTTTGTAAACGAAGCGGTGGATATCCAGGAGGCGTTTCAGTCATTCTATACCGAGACGGGTTTGGAAGAGGAAATCAATATCAACGGTGTGTATAAGTTGCAAAAAGAGCTACGAGAATTTAGGGTATATGGAGATACAGATGTAGAAACAGTGACGGCTATATACATTGACCCAGAAAATAATAAAAAATCTGGGGCTATTCAGGCTAAAATCTCAAATGCACTGATTGAAGTTTGTAAAGCATATAACGAGCTGTCAGAAGAGGACAGGTATCAGTTCAGAAGAAAAATAAGAAATTTCTGTAAATGGTATAATTATGTGTCACAGATAGTACGGCTCTTTGATGAAGAATTGCATAAAGAATATATTTTCTGTGGGTATCTGTCACATCTTATCCCAGCAGAAGGAAAAGCAAAATGGAATTTGGAAGACAAGGTCAAGCTGGAGTATTTCAAATTGCAAGAGACATTTTCTGGTGCAATCAAACTAGATGGGGGAAAGGGAGGACAATATGAGCCACCCAAGCCAAAGAATTCGGCCAAGCCGTCAGATAAAAAGAGCCAGTTAGACGAGGTATTGGAGAAAATAAACGAATTGTATGCAGGTGAGTTTACAGAAGCCGACCGTGTGCTGACAGAAATTCTTCGTAAGAAGATGACTGAGGATGCAAAACTACAGAAGGCAGCAAAGCAGGATGGGGAGCAGATATTTCAAAATAATATATTCCCTAAAGCGTTTGATGAATTGGCACAACAATTATATATAGACAGCACAGAAACATTTATGTCTCTTTTTGAGGACCCTAATAAATATAGTGCAATTATGAAATCCCTTGCGATTGTTGTTTTCAAGGAATTTATGAAAAAGTAATTAAGAAGCCAGTAATGTCGGAAATCCAATTCGTCACTACGGGCTTTTTTCATTTAGTCCTTTTTGTGAAATTTTGTCTCATACCCATCGGCACGAAGCTGTAAGCCTTTGGCCCATTCCGAGGTTCGGCCCATCTGCTCACAGATGGCATTAAGGTCAACATCCTGGCTGCACTCGATGATGAGTTCGTCATGGACATGGTCAACAATAAAGCAGTGTTGGAGTGTGCGCATGGCATACATCAGAATGTCACGGGAAATAGCCTGCACGATGTTTTCGACAAACTTGGGACCGTAGCTTTCGATGCGTTCCCATTTTTTTGTGGCCCCGACACTTTCATAGGTTACAGGTTCCCCACCGAAGCGGTTTTCTCCGATGCGAGGTTTTACATAGGTAAGCCGTCTGCCAGAGGGGAGAGTTATGAAGAGCATACCGCTTCGGTACTCAAAGCGGATGCCGTGTGTCTCTGTGCGAGTTCTCATCTTGATTGCATCTTTCACTGCGCGGTCGGCTGCCCACCAAAATTCGACAATACCCGGGTTGGAATTTCTCCATGCGTCCACCAAAGGCTGGAGCTCATCTTCTTGCAATCCCATATCCAATGCGCCCATAGCGGTCAGGGCACCTACGGATCCACCGTAACCGAGTGCCAATTCCGCAATTTTTCCCTTCTGACGAAGGTGCGAGTTCTGTCCGTGCTTTTCTACAGGAACACCAAACATGGCAGATGCCAATGTACAGTAGATATCGCCGTTGTCAGCAAAAACCTTGATGCGCCACTGCTCGTTGGCGAGGAAAGATAATACTCTTGCTTCAATGGCGCTGAAGTCGCTGACGATGAACTTGAATCCGGGTTTCGGAATAAAGGCGGTGCGGATGAGCTGGGAGAGAGCATCCGGCACATCGTCATACATCATGTTCATGAATTCGTAATCGCCGGACTTCACGATGGAGCGGGCTTCCGCAAGGTCATTCATGTGGTTCTGAGGAAGGTTCTGCAACTGGATTATCCTGCCTGCCCATCTGCCAGAGCGGTTGGCACCATAAAACTGGAACATCCCTCTGGCTCTGCCGTCCGCGCACACGGAAAGCTGCATCGCCTGGTATTTCTTTACTGACGATTTCGCTAACTGCTGACGAAGGAGAAGAACATCTGCAATCTCTGTCAGGACGGTCTTTAGCAGTTCAATGACAGCTTTCTTATCAAGAGAATCTGTATCTATGCCCTTATCAGCCAGCCATCCTTTTATCTGCTGTACACTGTCCGGATTATCGGGTTCGGTCTTATCTTTCATTGTGGCCATGAGTGCTGTTTTACTAAAGGCATCAAACTTGAGTGCATTTTCTACAACATCCATATCAAGCATGATGCCCCGGTCGTTTATCTCCTGGTCAATTCTGTATTCCTCCCAGATGAATTCGGGCACGGGGAAGCGGGAAAGCCTGTGTTGTATGGACATCTCGACTTCTACATCCCGCTTGTTATATGCCTTGAAGGTTTCCCACCTTTCCGAGGCATGCTCTGGCAGATTTCTTGTACGACCGCCGTTTGCCTTTGTCGGCGTACAGGGTTTGCAGAAATACCGTATCAGAGCCTTTCCCTCTTTCATTTTCTGTTCTTCCAGTCCGAGGACCGCTCCCACGCCTTCAAGGGAGAGTGGCAGTCCCATGTATGCCGGCCAGATCATGGAACATCTCCACGATGCCGGGTCAAGGTAGCTACTGACTGTGTCTCCGTCAATACTGTAACTTCAGAAGTATTGCAGATAGTTCCGTCTGAGCCAATTGGAGATGAACACCCTCTCGAAGGAGGCATTGAACGCCCATTTCTCGACTGAGTCATCAGTCAGGGCCACAAGTACCTCCTTCGGGATCTTCTCCCCTTGCATTAGGTCAATTACGATGACGGGACCACCATCAATGGAATAAGCGAAGAGCAGAATCACGGCGAGGATATGTTCGGCATACTTGTAAACACCGCACTTTGCCAAATCTACTGGGCTGAAGGTCTCAATATCAATATGCAGTTTTTTCATTGTCTGCCTCCTTAGAAAATAATGCGGCAGGGATAATCCCTGCCACCCGTTTTGAATCACTTGTTGCACATTACGAAAGGAAATCGTCATCCTCTTTGGTAGCAAAGTCATCCTCGGCACGGCTCTTGCCTCCGAGAGGCTCGCTGTCTGAAATCTTCTGCAGGTTGTTGAGGCCGCAGGCAATAACCTTATTGCCGTTACTGTTAAAAGCGTAGAAATTTACGGATGCACGGGCATAGATTCCGCTGTACACCTCGGAACGCTCAAGGATAGGATTGCAGTCCTTATCTACAATGCCGGGAGCAGAGGAGCTGTTTGCATTGACGAAGTAACAGCCTGCATAAGCTGCATCATCCGGGCGCTCCAGATCGCCGTCACGGAGAGGAGTCTTGATTGCCTGGAGAGCAGGCACGGACTTGCCGCTGCCCTTCAGCTTGGACTCACCTTCCTCATAAGCGGCCTCAATCGCTGCCCTGATCTTCTCGATACAAGGGTCATCCTTCGGGATGATGAGACTGACGCTGTACTTCGGTGCGCCTCCGTTGATGGACTTCGGATCCCACACATTCGCATAGGAGAGTCTGGTTCTCCTGCTGGTGATGACCTTGGTCGGGTTTAAGAGTTTCTTAACATTCGGTAAATCCATAGTGTTTTCCTCCTTAAATTTGGTTATCATTGAAATCATCCGCTGCCGTGTTTATGGCAGGGCGTTTGTCAGTGTTTGGCACAAGTGTCGGTTTCCCAGGCGGTTTCGTTATAAGGCCGTCGAGAAGCTCACCGAACTTCTTTTTCCCCAAGAGGGAAGTCATTGCTGTGATACCGAGAAGTTTTTTCTCGTAAGGGTCGTACCCAGCACCCGTTACGGCAACGGCATCGTCATCCGTGAACCTGCGATTTGACTTGCCTTCCACGACTTTGTAGCCGGGATAATCCATGCCGCAGAGAGCCTGCTGGAGTGCGTATTCCTTGATGTCGTTTCCCCAAGATACCAGTTCGTCAATCCTCGGAAGAATGGCTGCAATTTCGTCTGCATCAAGGTTTGCAGGCATCTCGAAATCGTACTTTGCGAGTTCCAGATTATGCTCCGCACGGGTACGGCAGGTTGCCTTGATTTTGCAGAACTGGCAGTGGTCTCCAGCTTTGAATTCTCCCTCTCCCCTGATGGCAAGGGCAGCAGTCGGGGCAAGTGTATTTTCTGCCCATTTAAGCAGATCTTCCTTGCTTATGACAGCAGTGCTGACATTGTCCTGGCGGGGCTGGAAGATGGTCATTTTTACAGTTTTGATGTCATAGATGCCATCGTAGGTGTCCACGGCTGCAAGAGCATAGCACATGAGCTGCGGATTTCCCTCACATTCGACCAGAATCCCAAGACCGTGCTTGTAGTCAATGATGTGGAGTTCCTTGTCTGCCACGATGATGCAGTCCCCGGTCCAGAATCCTTCCGGCACCCATCTGGAATAGTCGAGGTGTTCCTCAAGCATGATCTGCGGGTCAGGGCATAACTGCTTTGCCTGCTCGTACTGCTCCATTACAAAATTTGCATATTCATCGGAGCAGTAGTCCATCTCTGCATCAAAGGTCTCAAGCCTGTCGGTCGGGTCTTTCGGATGCCAGCCGAGCGCCTTCTGCACTTTGTATTCGCAGAGGGTATGTGCATCCGTACCCTGCTGTGCATAGGGACTCGCCCTTTCCTCGGCTTCGGCACAAGTTAAAGCCGAAGGCGGGCAGTTCAACCACCTGTGGCTGGCGGAGGCGGAGAGCAGTGCGTGTTTAGGCATTGCTGATAGCCTCCAGTTCCTTGATGACTGCTCCATATTGTTTAGGAGCGATGGCGCTTAACTGCCCGGATGTGGAATACTTCTTTACCAAAGCCTTCACTGCAGGTTTGTGAACTCCGCCGTCTGCATTGGACTTTGCTACCAGAAGTTTCCTTACATCCTCCTTGGAGATGGTTGCCTCCTCGGCAGGGGCAGGTGCGTTTTCGGTTGTCTGTACGACAGGTTCTTCCTTCTTGGCAGTCTTTGCCTCTGCGGGCTTGGCATCTTTCAATTCGTTAGCCACAGCAATCATGCTGTTCCCTGTCGCAATCAAATTCTCAATCAGTGCTTCCAAGTTTTTGCTCATTTAATTGACCCTCCGTTAATAATGAAATTTCCTGTCTGGATGTCGTGCTTATGAAGGGTGGTGCGGTAAGGTTTTGAAGGTCCGAACCCGTGAGGATTTAAGTGTTCCAGTACAGTGCAAAGTAAAAAGTACGGCGTTTCCTTCTCGACCTTCATATCCTGTGCCGCATATCCCCACGGATAAGTGTCCGATTCCCCGGCTTTCCTTCTAACCTTGATGGTCTGGCCTTCCAGACCGTAATTCTTGAACTGTGTCTGTACCATTCTCTTTTTCCTCCTGTGATTTACTCTGGTTTCCGCTGATTTTCTGTGCAAGACGCTTGGCTATCACACTAATGGCAATCAGGACATCGTGAAGCTCCTCATCGTAATACTGTGCGCCTGCACATTCTGCAATCGTATCTTTTTGCATCTGCAGCACCTCCGTTTCCGAAAAGTTTTTACCTTTCTGGTGGCTATGTAATTGAACGGGGCGTTTTTCCCCTTTTACAGAAAAAATTTTGGGAAATTTATTTACAGCAAAATTCATTTATTAAGGAAGAAACACAATCTGCGGAGAAAAAAACTCATAAAAAAGGGGAAAAAAGGGCGGGACAATTACATAGCGCATAGAAGGGCACGGTCCCTTACTTTTTAACGAAAGGAGAACCGCGTATGGAGGAAAGAAAGATGGTGTATATCTGTTCACCGTTTTCCGGGGATATGGAAGGCAACACCGTGAAAGCAAGATGCTACAGCAGGTTTGCCGTAGACCGTGGGACAATTCCGATCGCCCCGCATCTGCTCCTTCCACAATACATGGAAGAAGAAACGGAGCGCGACCTCGCGATCCGGTCTGACCTTGAGATCCTGAAAAGGTGTGACGAGTTGTGGGTGTTCGGAGCGGAGGAAAGGTTGTCTGCCGGAATGGAAGCAGAACTGGACACAGCCAAAGGTCTGGGGATGGTCATTCGCTTTTTCACTGTTGATATGAAGGAGGACAATTAAATGCAATTCACGATTCACATGGCCAGTTGTACTGGCAACAAAAGTAACTGCGTCTATCCGAATGCCGTGGTCGTGACAAATGCGGATGAGTTAAAGGATGCGGTGGCTTTCGGCCATGTCTGCGGAACCTATAAAGATAACCGCAGGGGCAATGCAAATTTTGAACTTTCGGATGTCGTGGTCATGGATCTGGACAACGACCACTCGGATGATCCCGACGACTGGATCACAGCAGAAAAACTGGATGAGATGATGTCGGATATCTCCTATGCCATAGTGCCGAGCCGTCATCATATGCTCGAAAAAGACGGGCAGTCCATAAGACCGAGACTTCATGTGTATTTTCCAATAATGGCTTTGACGGATGCAGATGTATATGTAGTTTTAAAAAGAGCAATATACAAAGCCTATCCGCAGTTTGATGGGAACGCTTTGGATGCTGCGAGATTCCTTTTCGGTTCCGATGTCGGTGAAGTGGTATGGCATGAAGGCTGGATCAACATTGATGAGGAAGTGCTGACTGAGACGGAGTATGATTTCGAGGCCGATTTGCCTGCCGCAAGAGGTCCTATCGCGGAGGGAAACCGTAACAATGCACTTTCCCATTTTGCAGGGGAAATTTTAAAGAAGTATGGAGAGAACAATGGCAAGGCTCATGGGATTTTTCTTGAAGAAGCCGCCAGGTGCGACCCGCCGTTGGAGGAAAAGGAACTGAATACCATATGGTTTTCGGCGCTTAAGTTTTATAGAAACAAAGTCAGTAATCAGAGTGGATATGTACCGCCGGGAGTTTACAACGATGATTTCGGGGGCAGCGGCGATTCATTGAAACCATCGGATTACTCGGACATTGGCCAGGCAAAGGTGCTGAAAAGGGAGTACGGGAACAAACTACGCTTCTCAGAGGCAACGGACTATCTCCGCTACAATGGGAACTACTGGCAGGAAGACCACCAGATGGCAGTCGGGGCAGTGGAGGAGTTTTTAGATCTTCAGCTTGCAGACGCACAGGAGGAAATGGCGAGAGCCAGGAAAGCGCTGAAGGATGCAGGTATATCCGATGCAGATATTTCTGCCGGAGGCAAAGCGTTGGAGAAGGCGGTGCCGGATGTGAAACTGCTGATTGTTTTTATGGCCGCTAAGACCTACCTGGCATTTGTAATGAAACGCAGGGACTACAAATACATTACATCTTGCCTGAATGCTGCAAAGCCGATGCTGGCAGTAGATGTGAACGACCTCGACAGTGACAAGTACCTTTTAAACACACCGGGTCAGACCATCGACCTCAGAGACGGAACCGGCAGGGAGCTGGATGCGAAGGACTTCATCACAAAGATGACGCTTGTCGCTTCGGGAGATAAGGGCATGGATATGTGGCTTGAAGCACTGGATACATTCTTCTGTGGTGATCAGGAACTCATTGAATATGTACAGCTTGTCGTGGGGTTAGCAGCAGTTGGCAAGGTTCATGTGGAGGCGCTTATCATCAGCTACGGAGATGGACGGAACGGCAAGTCGACCTTCTGGAACACGATTCTCAGGTGCCTTGGCACATATGGTGGGACGCTGTCAGCGGATGCGCTGACGATGGGATGTAAGAGAAACGTCAAGCCGGAGATGGCGGAGATGAAGGGGAAGCGCCTCATCATTGCATCCGAATTGGAAGAGGGCATGAGGCTTAACAATTCCACCGTAAAGCAGCTTTGCAGTACGGATGAAATCACGGCGGAGAAGAAGTACAAAGCGCCGTTTCGCTATACACCGTCCCATACGCTTGTGCTATATACGAACCACCTTCCGAGGGTTGGGGCATCGGATGCGGGCATCTGGAGGAGACTGATTGTCATCCCATTTGACGCTGTCATCGAAGGCAGTGCAGACATCAAGAACTATTCGGATTATCTTTTCGAGAACGCCGAAGAGGCCGTTTTGCAGTGGGTTATCGAGGGAGCGAGAAAGGTCATCGGGTGCAACTTCATATTTGACAGGCCTGTTGTGGTGGAGAATGCCATCAACAAATACAGGGAGAACAACGACTGGCTTGGTATGTTCCTTGAGGATTGCTGCGAGGTGGGTGACGGACTGTTTGCAAAATCCGGGGAATTTTACAATGAATACCGTGCGTACTGCTTAAGGACGGGCGAGTATGCAAGAAGCACCACTGATTTCTATCAGGCACTCGGCCTTGCCGGATTTGAGAGGAAAAAGACGAAGGCCGGAGTCATTATCCAGGGAGTGCAGCTTAAGAACGGAGACTTTATTGAGGACTAAAAAAGTGCAGGTCATTTTGGGACATTTTTTACAAAGTTTATAAAATGACTTGCACTTTTAGGAAAGGTGCAGGTCATTCCCCTAAAGTACCTATAGGGGAAAAAACAGGTCAAAAAAAGCCCCATAGGAGAGTTTGCGGAATGACCATCGCGACCTGCACCCAGACAGATTTTGATGGAGGGTAAGTGATGCGGGAAAAAGCAATCGAACAGAAATTAGTCAGTGAAGTGAAAAAGCGTGGCGGTATCTGTCTGAAGTGGGTCTGCCCTTCATTTGACGGGATGTCCGGCTGCATCGTTTTACTGCCGGGCGGATACATCGGCTTTGTGGAAGTGAAGGCTCCTGGGAAAAAACCAAGACCCTCACAGCTTTCACGCCACAGGATCCTGTGCCATCTCGGTTTCAAGGTGTATGTACTGGACAATGTAGATCAGATTGGAGGAATTATTGATGGAATCATACAGACCACATAACTATCAGAAATTTGCGATAGATTTTATCATCCATAACCCCATAGCTGCAATTCTGCTTGACATGGGTATGGGCAAGACGAGTCTGACGCTGATGGCGATTCAGATTCTGATGTATGAGATGTTTGAAGTAAATAAGGTTTTGATAATCACTCCCCTGTGTGTAGCAAAGCACACATGGAGCGGGGATATCAAGAAGTTCGAGGAATTTGCCGGATTCACATATTCCATAGTGGTGGGTACGGCGGCACAGAGAAAAAAGGCGCTGCAAGCAGATGCAGATATTTACATCATCAATCGAAAAAATGTGCAGTGGCTCATCGACAACTACGATTTTGACTTTGACATGGTCGTTATAGATGAACTTTCGTCTTTCAAATCGTGGCAGTCAAAGAGGTTCAAATCCTTTATGAAGGTAAGATCGAGGGTCAGAAGAATCGTAGGTCTGACCGGGACTCCTGCAAGCAACGGCATGATGGATCTGTTTGCGGAGATCAAGACACTCGGCATGGGGGAGCGTCTTGGGAGGTTCATCAGCCAGTACCGACTGAACTATTTTACCCCAGATAAGATGAACGGTCCCATTGTGTATTCCTATAAACTCTTGCTGGGAGCGGAGCAGAGGATATACGACAAAATCAGTGATATCACGATCTCCATGAAGGCATCAGACCATTTGCAGATGCCGGAACTTATCGTTTCTGAGTATCCCGTTTATATGGACGATTCGGAAAAGCAGATGTATGAGGCTTTGAAAAATAATATGGTCTTGAAAAACGGTGATATTACAGTGGCAAATGCAGCAGTACTTTCCGGGAAACTGAGCCAGATGGCAAACGGTTGTATTTATGAGGACGATGGATCCGTATTCCGCATTCACGATAAAAAGCTGGACGGATTGGAGGACATTGTCGAGGCAGCCTGCGGCAAGCCAATGATGGTGGTCTACTGGTACAAGCACGATTATGCCTGAATTTGCGAGAGACTTGATGCCTTGGGTGTCGATTATCAAAAGCTCGACTCTGACGCAAGCATCGGCAGGTGGAATAGGGGAGAATTCCCTATTGCGCTCGTGTATCCGGCATCAGCGGGTCACGGGCTCAACCTTCAGAGCGGCAGGAACACGATGGTATGGTTTGGAATCACATGGTCACTTGAATTGTATCAATAAACAGTGGCCCGCCTTTGGAGACAGGGGCAGAACTCTAATACCATGGTCATACAGCATATCGCCACGAGGGACACCATTGACGAGCGGATTTTAAAGGCTCTGAAATCCAAGGATATGTCACAGTCGGCATTGATTGATGCTGTGAAAGCGAATCTGTAGTTTCTTGGCATCCGGGAACAGGAGGTGTGTCCCGGCACACTAAAATTTCCTGCATCCAAGGAAACGGAGGTGAACCTATATGGATAATTACGAGGAACTTGCCAATGCGATTATTCTGCAGGCAGTAAAAGACTATCGGGAAGAACTCAGCGCGGTGCGGAGCAATCCAAAGAGCATATCTGCCAACCGCGACATTTATGACTGTGAGAGTTTCTTTATGAGCGGGTTGTTTTCGGTTCTGACCGAACTGAACGGAGAAACCCTGATTCGTAAATTAAAAGAGGAGGTATCAGCATAATGAATGCAAAGGAATTTTTATCACAGGCATATCGCCTTGACCAGAGGATAAACAGCAAGATAGAGCAGGTTCCATCGCTTAACGACCTGGCAACGAAGTGTACGGTAACCATTACCGGGATGCCCCACAATCCCAACCGCGGGAATGACAGCATTGGAAACACAGTGGCAAAAATCATGGATTTGCAGGAAGAGATAAACAACGACATTGATGCCCTCGTGGATTTGAAGGCAGAAATCATCCGTACCATTAAGAAGCTGTCAAACCCGGAGCATCAGATTATTTTGGAGCAACGCTATCTCCAATATGTGAAGTGGGAGAACATAGTGGTGGAAATGGGTTATTCCATACAGCATATTTTTCGTATGCATGACTCGGCATTGGCAGAAATTGATGTGTTTTTGCAGGTTGAGAGTAAATGAGAGAGATTGAGAGTATGCCCATGTGGTAATGTTAAGATAGCGAAAAAGCAAAATGAAAGAAAGCCTTTGTGGGGTTATTCCTGCGAGGACCTTTTTCATGGAGGGGAGGTGGAAGGACAATGCCAAGAAGACCAAAGCGTCCATGCTCCTATCCCGGCTGTCCCAATTTTATTGACGGGAGGTTCTGTGAGGAGCATGAAAAGCTGGAGGCAAGGAGGTACGAACGCTACGAGCGTGACCCCGACACCAAGAAGAGGTACGGCCGTGCATGGAAACGCATCCGTGACAGCTATGCCAATGTACATCCTCTTTGTGAGGAGTGCATGAAAAAGGGAGTTTATGTGAAGACCGAGGAGGTACACCACAAGCAGCCTCTCAGCCAGGGAGGAACCCATGACAGGGATAACCTTATTGCTTTGTGCAAAGAGTGTCACGCACGGATCCACGCAAGGAGCGGTGACAGGTGGCATAACCATTGACGGGAGGGGCGGTCGAAATCTCTACCGCTTGTTTTTCCGTGGAACGGGCGGGGGGGGGCGCGTAAACTTTTCGGGGTTCAAACGTCCTATTAAACACCCTGACTGTTAAAAAGTAGAAATTGGAGGTGGCAGTCGTGGCAAAGGACGGTACAAACCGTGGCGGCAGACGGGTCAGAGCCGGGGATAAGCCCAAACCCCTGGTGGAGAAAATTGCCGAAGGTACACTGGCAAGCGTTATGGAACTGCCAGTGGCTGATTTGAAAGGGGATGAACTTGCGGAGGCAACAGAACTTGAAGGAGAGGATATGCCGAACCCAAGCGAATACCTGTCTGCAAAGCAGAAGAATGGCAAACCGCTCGGCGCTGATGAGATTTACAGAGAAACATGGAAATGGCTGAAGGAGAGGAAATGCGAAAAGCTGGTCAATCCGAGACTGCTCGAATCATATTCACAGGCTTTTGCCCGATTCATCCAGTGCGAGGAAGCCATAACATTTTATGGCCTTTTGGGTAAGCACCCAACCACTGGAGTGGCAATCACATCTCCATTTGTTCAGATGAGCCAGTCGTTCCAAAAGCAGGCCAATGTCCTGTGGTACGAAATCTACGATATAGTGAAGGCAAACTGCACGACCGCTTATGAGGGGTTTCCGCAGGATGACATGATGGAGCAGCTGTTTCGGAAAAGGAGAGGGAATGGATGTGGATAGAAACAACGGAGTTTTGGGAAATGCAGTTAGTTTCAAAAAAGTAAAAATGTAATTGACAAGGTACATTTCTTCTGTTATACTGTAACGATTTAGTGACACTAAGCACTAAATGGAGGCATGGGATAGACAGGAGTGATAGAAAATGTCATACGAATATGTAAGTGAGCGGGAGGTCAAGCCGTATCGCAATGAGTGTTCCAGAATTCTCACAGAGCTGAGGGATCATTTGAATGAAAAATACGGTATAGTCACACAGTTTTTCCTTGTGGGAAGCGGAAATCATGCCCGGAATCTTGTCATGCGGAATGGTAATGCCCCATTTGATCTGGATTATAACCTGATGATTATACGGATGCCGGAGGAACTATGGAATAATCTGCCCGCTCTAAAAAACAGAGTAAGGGATTCTTTGAATCAGATATTGCGGAGATACAAAAGCAACGTTATAAGGGGAGGCACATTTTCAGATGGGAAGGATTCGACATCTGTTATAACAGCTTTGATTTATACTCCAAGTATTCTGTCACAGGTTGCATTCCGTTTTGATATCGCTATTTTGGCGAAAGATGATGAAGGCATCTTTTACAGATTAATCCATGATAAAGGTGGAGACAATTATCATTGGGGAGAAGCACCATCCGTCCACCGTGTCCGAAAAAGAGCAGATGCTATTAAATCAGAAAGGCTCTGGGACGAAGTCAGGGAGAGATATAAAAATAAAAAAAATATGTACCTTGAACGTCAAGACAGAACGCATCCGTCATATATTGTTTATGTTGAAACCATAAATGAGGTTTACAAAAAGTATTTTCAATAATTACAGCAAATAATTTGAACCGTCCTTCAGGGGGCGGTTTTTTCATGCCATTAATTTCAGAAAATGGAGGTTATGTGGATGAAGACTACAACGGATATGCATTTGGTGGATATTGAGAAATTGATACCTTATGTGAATAATGCGAGGACACATTCCAAAGAGCAGATTACGAAGCTCCGCTCGTCCCTACGTGAATTTGGATTTGTGAACCCTGTCATCATTGATGGTGATTACAACATCATTGCCGGACATGGAAGGGTTCTGGCAGCAAAGGAAGAGGGAATCAAGGAAGTGCCTTGTGTACTTGTCGATTATCTGACGGAGGCACAGAAGAAAGCGTATATTATTGCAGACAACCGCTTTGCTATGGATGCGGGATGGGATGAGGAATTGCTCCGCCTGGAAATCGAGAGCCTGCAGGGAGCGGATTTTGACATTTCTCTTATTGGCTTTGAGGATGATGAGATTGCAGACCTCTTTGCCGGGGATGAAAAATCAGATGTGAAAGATGACGATTTCGATTTGAACGCAGCATTGGAGAAGGCATCCTTCGTGGAAAGAGGAGACATCTGGACGGTCGGCAGGCACAGGCTCATGTGTGGCGATGCAACAAGCGAGGAGGCTGTGAACGCTCTTATGGACGGGACGAAGGCAAACCTTATCCTGACGGATCCGCCTTACGGTGTGTCTTTCAAATCCTCTGATGGGCTGTCCATTCAGAATGATTCCATCAAGGGGGGCATATGCACTAACTTAATAAAAATACTGGCATTTGTAACCTGTCCGTTTTTCGTTTTTCAACAAAAAAATCCACAGAATACTCAAGAAAGGCATCCCCAAAAGGAAGGTTAATTT